CCACTTCTTACTGCAAAATATGGGCCGACACTTCCGCAACTTAAAATCATATTATAAGCATCTGTTGTATTACTTGGTTTTATCCAAGCACTTATGCTAAAATCATCTACTAACGTTATAGCATTACTTATATTTACATAGTCATCAACACCGTCTAATAGTATGCTTTTTGTATTTGCAAAACTTGATGCAGTTGGTACGTCTGTTGTTCTATTGGCTTCTACCATATTGATAGACCTATTGGTATAACCTCCGTTTACGTCTGTCATAGTCCAAGTTGCACCGTTCCACGTTGCATTGTCGCCCATTCTTGACCACGTTGTTGGTGGTGTAGATAAATCATTCAAATTATTAGGTACACCATTGTTGTATATGGTTGCAACGTCTGTAGGAGATAGCGCAGTAGTCCATACTCCCACCTCATCAATCATTCCGTCTATTGGATTATTTCCGTTGTTTTCTGCACCTATTGAATACGATTCTGTTGTACTACTGTTTAATGTACCACTTGCTGTAGTATTGGTTACTTTTAAAACGCCATCTTCATAAACTTTTGCAGTTGTTGTTACGCCATCCCAAGTAAAGCACAAGTGATGCCATTGTCCATCAACTAAATTACCAACACCTAAATTCGTACCACCCCCCAAAGTTGCAAAAGAGTTTCCGAAATTACCTTTTAATACATAACTAAAAGTTCCTTGTGTATTACTATACAATGCAGAGTTTTGCTTAATTTCAACGTGCTTACCTACAAATAAAAGTCTGCCCAAAGTAGTATAATTACTTGACTTAAACCATACCGAAACACTCATAGCGTTACCACTACTTAATTCTGTGTAACCTCCTACGCCTATAAAGTAGTCATCTACTCCGTCAAAACTAAATGAATTTACATTGCTGAATGGAGGCGTACCACCACCATCCAATGCACTTTGATTGACTCTGAGTTGACTATATGAAGAAAGTGAATAAAACGACATTGATTATTTTAAAATTGCGACAACAGATCCAGATCGTAATGTTACACCAGAGAATGTCTTGCCTCTCAATGGTGCAATGATCACACCAGCCTTGATCACTCCATTACTGGCCATATATGTTGATCGTGCATCCACACCATCAACTTTAATAGAATCGAATTCAGTGTCTTCAGCCACATAGATGGCATCGATCTGATTTGTGTATTCTGTTGTATCGTTTACAACGAATGTACCACTCTGTAATGCCAGTTCTTCTATGGCTACCAATTGTGATGAACTTCCCATGTTTTTTATTTATTTATTTATTTATATTTCTATATCGGCACATCTGCTACAAAATTACTACTCGACATATTCTGCATTGTTGCATCGTTTGATCCAGCGTGGTCACTTATTGTCGGATATACATCAGAGTCTCCCATGCGATACCATAACAATGGTGACAATGAACTTATGTCATTAGGCCCACTATATATTGAATTAAGATTCAAACTTTGATCACTATCCCAGAAGGCCACCTCGTCAACATTACCATCATAGAAACTTGTCCCTACACCACCGATCTGAGTCAATCTGTGGTTACCAGATGCAGATTGTGATGTGCTAAATGTTGCACCATTTAAGTACAGAGTCAAATTGTTTCCAGATCCTCTCACAATGAATAAGTGATTCCAGGCTCCAGTATTAATATTGTTTCCTCCAGTCTCAGTGAAGGTGTATGTTGTGAAGTTTACTCTCACTCTTATTTGTGATGATGTTCTTAGCCAGACATAATCACTATTGGTTGATCGGCCTACCAAGAAACTTGCACCCAAATTGATCGGCTTAAACCAGAAGGATGTTGTGAATGAACTATTGAGATCTACTTGTGTGAAATCTATTTGCTCATCAATTCCATCGAATGACGTTGACAAAGTATTGAATGGAGGTGTTACTCCACCATTGGTCAAAAGGTTACTCTTGACTCTAAACAATGTGTTTATATTACTTGTCTTTAAGGCCATTAATATTCTTGATCGTTTAAATCTGTTAATATTCTGATCTCTTCCTCTGTGAGCTCGACTCCAAGTCCAGCAATTTTCTCCAGAGTTTCTGCCTTTGTTTTTTGTACATCTGCCTTCTCTCCTTCGTCTTCTTGCAATGCTGGAAGGTGACTGAAGTCTGCCTTCAGATAATATTCATCAGAGAGTCCCCATTGCTTCATCATTGAGTTGTACATTGATTGAGTCTCTGGAATGATTGTATCTGTATAGACAAGTCTGATCGAGTCTCTAACATTCGTGAATGTAGTACCACGTTCAGAACTGAATAAGTTTGCATTCAATCCATAGGTGTCAATGATGGCCATCTTATCTGCTGTAAGTTCCTCAAATAGCATGAGGTCTCTTGTCGGATACGACATCGGCTTCCAGTCGACATTGCTCTCAGTGATGATCAACTCATCCTTAGATCTCTTGAACCAATCTTGTTGGATCTGTCTCTTCTCTTCTGGAGTCATTGGAATGGCTCCTCCCATATCACTCTGGCTTGTGGTCAGTATACCAATTGATCCTATATTCTCAAGCAATACATTACGCTTGTGATATTGTGCTTTGATATTTGATAGTGGATACTTCAATGAGTCGATCCTGGAGATCGGTTTCACCAAGTTCATACCATCATCAGTGGTCAAGTAGATCATGTCAGTCCAGTCAATCATCTCCTTTGAATCATCATCGTACTCAAAACAGAAACGAGTGACCATGTCTTCTGAGTCCATAGCCTTGAGTTTCTTTCCAGATAGTTGAATCTCTATCTTGTTTGCTGGTAGTGGAACCATCAAGTTTCTAATGTCAAACGATCTCTTTGGACAATAGGCGAATGCATTAGAGTACAATGCATCTTGTACAGATAGTGAGTACACAACATCAGACCATGATTGCATGGCGTTAGGATCTTTGAATAGATCAAGTAGCCAGTGACTCTCGACTTTGTCTCCATTCATATCGTATAGACATGGATGATTAGAGGCCATCATTGATGCTCTCTTGTCGATCACTGATCTGAGCTCTGGTATCTCAATGAAGAGTCTCCATGCGTTGTTTGTATCCACCCAGACTGCTTCCTTCTTACCCCAGATCTGATTTGCTATCGGTAGCCTTCCAGAGACTTGGTTGATGAATCTACCAAGATGATTGTTTTGATTCGTTCCGAAAAAGTTGCTTAAAAAATTGTTGGCCATTATGTAAGATTACTTTACCATGCTACAAAGATACTGATTATTTTCTAAACATTTTGAGTGATGAGATTCTAACCATTTAGATCACAGAAAAAAAATATAACTTTTTATTAGGTTATATCAAATTAAATATATTATATTTGTGGTGTAACCAACAACGAAAAAAAACAATATTATGACAAAAGCAGAATTAATATCAGTAGCAAAAGAAGAGATCCTAAGAACTAACAATCTTTGTGGCGAATATCTTAACGATTTTTTAAAGAAGTATACACTTGCAAATATCACATCGGCAACGTTTGAGAATTTAGATGCAATACAAATGTTCGCAAAGTATCAACTTGCAGATAAGGGATTGATCGAGTATAATCACAATCTAAACCTATATGTTTGGAAGTAACAAAACTAAAACACTAACAACTTTTTTTGTTGTGTGGGGGAGGCGAGAGTCTCCCTTTTTTTGTGGCCTATCGTGAGAGTTTCTTGAACATTGATTGAGTGAATATACTCAGACCAGCAAGACAATCTGGTGCATCGTCATTCTTGTTCTTACCATCCTTCGAATAGGATAGTACAGACTCGATGAATAGGTTGCAGTCTCTTGTGTCTCTTCTGAGGTAGGTGACCATGTTCTGAAGCCAGGCTGATTGCATGATGATCCTTGTGTCTTTGTTTGTAGTGTTTTGAACTTGAAGGATCTTAGAGCTCGTGATCCTCTGTAGATGTCTTGAGAACATTGCTCCCATCGAATTTGATTCTACTCGACAATATGAGACCTTGTACTTCTCAAGCATACCAGCACACAATGGTATTGTGATGTCTGTGTTCTCTCTGTTGTATATATAGTCCACCAGATACAATTGATCACCTACCATTGAGATGATGGCCATTGCAGTGTAATCCTTCCCTTGATCTGCGACATCAATGTATGCGATTGATCCATCAATTCCTTTGGCTTGAGAGATTTCGTTGTACTCTTCTGGATCGATGTATTTCATGTCAGAGAATAACCGACCACCGACATCGACTGGTTGTTGCATATACTCAGCACTCCAGATCTCTGGTGCAGTGTGTTTCTTCTTGGCCTGGTACTCCTCTGATGTCATGACCTCATCACAAAAAGATTCTCCTTTGTCATTCAGTGCTGGTATCACTATGGTCTGATCATAGATGCCTTGTTCAGTGTTTTGTCCTATTACATCCTTGAGACTCCATCTTGTGCCTATGTCGATGCGAGAACATCCAGACTCGAATCTTGAGTCATGTGTGGCTTGTTTCCATTGTATGATCCTCTCGTTTGTAGTGTCTGACATTGCATCCTCTATACCTCGATACAAGTCATCTGTGATCCCTAATGTGGTTCCGAATCCGATAATGGTTCCACCGACTCCAGCACCAAAGTATCCCACTTGTTTTGATTGCTGAAGATTCCATCCTTGTAGATTCTTTTTATCATCTGATAGTTTTATGTCTGGGAATATCTCTTGAAACTTCTCATTCTTTATGATGGCTCT